CTTTTTATAAAACACAAAACCCAATCAGAGGCGGATCCGATTGGGCAGTGTTGCGACTAATCGCAGACAGGGAGCTGTGAAGCTCAACCTGAATTATAAGTATAGAATATTTTTTATTTTAAGTCAACGATAGTTTAATTTATTCGTCTACAGTATATGCGGGGGTTGGACCAAGAAGGTATCCCTGTTCATGATATTGAACCATTTTAGAAGTTTCTTCTTCTCCCGCTAATTTCATAGCAATAAGGGTCATCATGTCGTATATGCGGTGAAGCATAATATAGTTTACCATTGGAAGATTTTCTTCTATGCTAGAAGACTCATTAGTAGTTTCAGTCATTTTGTCTAGTAATGTCTTCCCAGAATATTTCTCTGCCCATGGCATCAGTCACCTTTACCGCTGTGCTTTCACACTGGCATTGTTCGTTATTACAATTTGTCAATTTCTTCAACCTCCTTTTTGATTTGAGAATAAAGCTCAATCCCCATAGTTTTTTTAAAATTGCATTCTAGGCAATATAAAATAATTTCATCTGTTAAAGTTAAATTGCAAAGAAGAGGACCCTGATCCATGGGACATAAAAGTTTTGGAACAAGATCCTCTTCGGAAAGAGCTATATATCTAGATACAAACTGTATCTTCATTATGCCTCTTTTGCTAATTTAGTCGGGAATCGCTTAAGCCATTCCTTAGCTCTCGGGGTCATACCCTTCCAGCTTGACCAATCTTTACCGCCATTGGTCATATAATACGTTATCTCTGCATTTGTTACTGGGTCTAATAACTCAGTTTTAGTTGTCACGTTGAATTTCTCTTTAAACAAAACTAATCGTCTTTCTCCAAGACCATCAATCATGTTAATTTGAAACAGTCCGTATGAACTATCTCCAGTTTTTCTGTTTCCGTTATAGGCAAGTGGTCGTCCATTAGACTCCCTCTTAACTATTGACCAAGCCTTTTTAAGTGCCTCGCCTTGAAAACCTACAGCTTTCAATAAAAATAACAACTCTTTATCTTCTAGCTGTTGCTTATGAGTGTACTTTGCGGTACTTATCTTAAGCAGTTTTTCTTGCTTTAGCTGAGCCTGTGTTAAAGGCGCAGGTTTAACGGTTAATGCTTCTGCTGGCTGGACTGGAAATAAAAATAATGTTACCATTATGATTATCATCCAGTGATGCACAACATCACTTAACTGCTGTTTTATATTCTCCATTGGCATTTCCTCCTTTAGAGATAACGAACTATAATAATAGCATTGGTAGATAAACACTGTCAAGCCAGTCAACTAGAAAGATACTATGCAAATTTCATTTTTTACTCCTACAATTAATCTAAGAAACTCTAATGGTTATGGTTATGCTGGATTAAACATAGTTAATTCTTTAAAATCTTTAGGTCACGATGTTCCATACTCTCATCCTAAAGCTCCAGTACAACTTAATTTTGCACAGCCCGAACATTTTAAAATGCATAGAGATCAATATCAAATAGGATATACTCCATGGGAGTCTACTAAAATTCCAGATAGATGGAGAATTATGTTAGAGGCCTGTGATGAAGTTTGGACAACATCAGAATGGTGTGCTAATGTTTTTGAATATAATGGTTTTAAGAATACAAAAATATATCCTCATGGCATAGAAGATATATGGACTCCCAAAAAAAGGCAAGATGACGGAGTTATAAAATTTTTACATATTGGAGAGCCTGCACCAAGAAAAGCTGGGCAAATGGTTGTTGATGTTTTCACAGAGTTTTTTGGAAATGATCCAAGATATTCTTTAACTATTAAAGCTTATCATAGTAATACTACTAGAATTTATGACAACTACCTAGATAAAAATATATTAGGTTTACCGCATAAACTATTTAATAATATTAACCTTATAACAGATGAATTGTCCAATGAAGAACTTGTAAGGCTTTATCACAATCACGATGTTTTAGTTTATCCTAGCTATGGAGAGGGTTTTGGTTTTATTCCGCTTCAAGCTTTAGCAACAGGCATGCCAACCATCTGTACTTATGAGTGGGCAGATTATAAAAGGTTCCTTGGCCCATTGGCATTAAAATCAGAATACATAGACTCGCCATGGTCTTTCCCGCATGAAGGAAAAGTTTTAGAGCCAAACCGTAAACATTTAGTTGAGCTTATGATAGATGTTTCTAAAAATTTTAATGCCTATTCTGGATATTATTATGCTCAGGCAAACAAAATTCATAAAGAGTATAGCTGGTTACAGTTAACTAATAATTCTTTTGAACACATATTTAAAAAATTTTCTTAGCCCTAGACTCTTGAAAAAAAGTTTGATACACTTAGACCTCATTAAATTTAAATTAATCCGTAAGGCGGAAGAAAAGGTGTCACCCCAAAATGTTAAAAACTATTGAAAACCCATACGAAAACTTTATTGCATTGTCTCGATATGCAAGATGGATTCCAGAAGATAATCGTCGTGAAACATGGGGTGAGACAGTAGATAGATATTTTGATTTTATGCTAGACAATCTTTTTAAAAACAATAACTATGAGCCAGAAGCTAAATTAATTGAAGAATTAAAATTAGCAGTTTTTAATCGTGATGTTATGCCATCAATGAGATCTGTAATGACTGCAGGAGCAGCATTAGATAGAGATCATGTTGCAGGATATAATTGTTCTTTTGTCCCAGTAGACAATCCACGCTCATTTGATGAAACAATGTATATCCTTATGTGTGGAACGGGAGTAGGATTTTCTGTTGAGTACAAGTATGTAAATAAACTTCCTGCCGTCCCAGACTCCTTTGATAAGTCTACTACAATTATTATTGTTGAAGATTCAAAACAAGGTTGGGCTAAAGCTTATCGTGAGCTGCTTGCTTTACTTTGGTCTGGACAAGTTCCAGCAATTGATGTTAGTAAACTTCGTCCTGCGGGCGCAAGACTTAAGACAATGGGTGGGCGTTCATCAGGACCACAGCCACTGATTAACCTTTTTGATTTTACAATTGCAAAATTTAAATCAGCAGCTGGACGTCAGCTTAAGCCAATTGAAGCACATGACATTATGTGCAAGATTGGTGAAATTGTTGTTGTTGGTGGAGTTAGAAGATCAGCTATGATTTCCCTTTCAAATATTAATGATATAGAAATGGCACAAGCCAAGTCAGGTAATTGGTGGGAATCAAATTCTCAACGTGCACTTTCAAATAACTCTGTTGCGTATTCTCGCAAACCAGAGATGGAGCAATTTATTGCAGAATGGAAATCTCTTTATGATTCTAAATCGGGAGAAAGAGGTATCTACAATGTGGCAGCTGCACAAAAACAAGCAGCCAAATATGGTCGCAGAGATCCTGAAATCCATTACGGTACCAACCCATGTTCAGAAATTATTTTACGTCCTTATCAGTTTTGTAATCTTTCAGAAGTCGTATTACGTGAAACGGATACAGTTGAAAATGTTGCAGACAAAGTACGGCTTGCTACAATTCTTGGAACATGGCAGTCGACACTAACAGATTTTAAATACCTTCGTAAAATTTGGAAAGACAACACAGAAGAAGAACGTTTGCTTGGAGTATCTCTTACAGGTCAATTTGGACATAAATTTTTTTCTGGTAAAGAAAATCTTACAAAGCTTGAAGAAGTTCTTAATGGACTTCGTGAATATGCAAGAACAATTAACTCAGAAGAGGCAGGGAAAATTGGGATTCCTGAGTCTGCAGCTATTACATGTGTAAAGCCTTCTGGAACAGTATCTCAATTGGTCGGGGTGAGTTCAGGAATGCATCCATGGCATTCCCAGTATTATATTCGTACAGTACGTGGGTCAAAGGGAGATCCTATTTCTACATTTTTAAAAGAAGTTGGAATTCCAGTTGAAGATGACGTAATGAAGCCAAACGACACATATGTATTTTCATTTCCTGTAAAAGCACCAGACGGGGCAATTGTAAGAAATGATTTAACAGCATTAGATCATTTAAATACATGGTTAGTTTATCAACGTGCATGGTGTGAGCACAAGCCATCAATTACAGTATCTGTAAAAGAAGAAGAGTGGATGGAAGTAGGAGCATGGGTGTATAAACATTTTGATGAGGTATCTGGAATTTCATTTTTACCGCATTCAGATCACACATACAAGCAAGCACCTTATCAAGAAGTTTCAAAAGAGGAATACGAGATTCTTGTTGCAAAAATGCCTAAATCTATTCGTTGGGAAGACTTGTCTTTCTATGAAACAGAAGACGGAACTTCTGGAACCCAGACTCTAGCATGCACTTCAGATGGTAATTGCGAGATTGTAGATATATCCGCCTGATGATACAATAGTATTTGGGGAAACCCAAATTTTCAGGGCAACAGGGCCCTGATTGGAGATGATATATATGGCTATCAAAAAATTTGATAAAGCTGATTTAAATAAAGATGGGAAAGTAACTATGCAAGAGCAAATTTTATCTGCATTAGGAACATACGGAAGAGCATTTTTGGCAGCTGCCATGGCTCTTTATATGACTGGAAATACGAATCCAAAGGATTTGGTCGCAGCAGGCGTAGCAGCAGTTGCCCCAGTTATTCTTAAGGCTCTAAATCCAAACGATAAAAGCTTTGGATTTAAGAACAAGTAATTAGTAAATTAGAAATACTCCTGTGCTAAAATTAGTACAGGAGTATTCCTATTTAGGAGACTATGGCAAATGGCAGTACAAAAAAATTGGGAAGTAGACCAAAACGCTACTTTTACTTTTCAGGTTCAATATACTGAAGAGGATGAAGTAACACCTATTTCTTTAAGTGGTTCATCAGCAAAGATGCAGGTCCGAGATACACAAGGCGGATCTAAATTGGCATTTACATTAACATCACCATCTGGCGGTATTACCATCAATGGTGCAACTGGAACTTTAACGCTAAAGATGACACCAACTCAAACAAATAAATTGTTCTATCCAAAATCTGCCTATGACGTTATGGTTACTGATTCTAACGGGAACAAAATAAAACTCCTTGAAGGTTTTATGACTCTCAGTAGATCGGTAACTATTTAATGAATGAAAAAGTAATAGTAAAAGAAACTCAAAACAAACTAATTGTTTCAACTCCTGGTCCTCAAGGACCAAGAGGTAGAACTATTTTAAATGGTTCTGGTATACCAGCAAACAACTTAGGTCTCGAAGGAGATTTTTATGTTAATAATTCAACACATGAATTTTATGGACCAAAGCTTTCTGATTTAAACTGGACTGGTGTAAATGTTATAACACTTACAGCAGAGGGTTCAAATTATGCTTTTTCACAATCTTGGGAAATAGCAAGCGTTACTGGTCCTGTAAACGAAGTATACTCTAAATCAATAACTCACAATTTAGGATTTTATCCAAACGTAACTATAAGAAATAGTGCTGGAGATATTTTAGAAACTGGAATTGATTACAACAGCACAAATCAAATAACACTGACAATGGCTCAACCATTTGCAGGGACAGCATACCTGTCATAAAGGAGAAAAAAAAATGGCAAGAAAATTTGTAGTTAGCATTGACCTCAATAAAAATGAGCTTCAAAATGCTAGAATTCAAAACTTAGCCTCTGCACCATCGAGTCCAGTGGCAGGTCAAATTTATTTTAATACAGTAGATAATACATTATACTTTTATAATGGAACTTCCTGGATTCCAGCTTCTGGTTCAACAGAAGTTATTCAAGATCTTATTGGTTCGTCTTTAATTGGCGGAACAGGCTTAACATCAACATATGATGACACGGCTGGGACAACAACATTAGATTTAGATAATACAGCAGTAACCGCTGGTTCATACGGATCCTCAACTGCAATTCCTACATTTACAGTAGATGCACAAGGACGTTTGACAGCTGCTTCAACAGCAACTCTTGCAACAGCACTTTCAATTGCTGGAGACACTGGCACAGATACAGTTAGCCTATTAACTGATACATTGACAATTGCTGGAGGAGAAGGTATTGATGTTGCAGTAACTAACAACACAATTACAGTTTCTGCAGAAGATGCAACTTCATCTAATAAGGGTGTAGCAAGATTCGATTCAACAGATTTTACGGTATCATCAGGTGCAGTAACTCTTAACAAAGACTCCGTAATTACTCTATCAGGAGATGTATCTGGTAGCGGAACAATGACAAACCTCGGTGATGTAACAATTACTACAACAGTACAGCCAAACTCGGTAGCACTTGGCACAGATACAACAGGAAACTACATTGCAACAATTGCTGGAACAGCAAACGAAATTGAAGTTTCTGGCTCAGGCTCAGAAACAGCAGCAGTTACAATTGGGCTTCCAGATGACGTAACAATTACTAACAATCTTACAGTTGGCGGTAATTTAAATGTAACTGGAACAATTAACTCAGTAAACACTACTCAGGTAAATATAGTTGACAATAAGATTAATCTTAATACTGACTTTACAGGTTCTCCAACCGCCGATGCTGGAATTCGTGTAGAACGCGGAACATCATCAGACGTAGAAATTCTATGGAATGAAACAGATGATCGTTGGACACTTACAAATAATGGTTCTAATTACCATGGCATTGCTAGAAAATATGCAGCAAGCATTGGTGATGGATCTGCTACTTCTTACACAGTAACTCACAGCTTAGGAACAAAAGATGTAACTGTTCATGTATATGATAATTCTTCACCATACGCACAAGTTGAAACAGATGTAGAGCATTCTGGAAACGATACAGTAGCAATTAGTTTTGCCTCAGCCCCAACATCCAACCAATACAGAGTAGTAATAGTAGGATAATAAATGTCTAGACAAATGAAGGTGGCGCTAAATTTATATACCTCATCAACTGATCCTGCAAACGGCAGACTGGGAGATATATATGTTAACACAACAACAGCAAATCTTAGAGTGTATAATGGTACAACTTGGATTGATTTAACGCCAGCTTCAAATGTTCCTTCATCGTTCTACTTGCATACACATACATATGACGGAGATGTTCATACTATAGATGTAGAAAACCCAATTGATTTTACAGAACTTAACACAACTTCTTCACCGCAAGAAAGTATTCCTGCTATAATTGGTTTAGATGGTGGATCACCACAAGATGTAATAACAGATCC